CCAAATTTTGGGCCCCTGAGATAAAGGTAACTCAGATGGATGTGTCATTGGAGGCTTTCATGCAGATGTGTAATCCTAAGGTTATGGCGTTGGATCGTTCGCCATCTGTGGTAACAGAGTCTTTGTCACAGTTTGGCGCTTCTCTTCACTCAGTAAATTGGAGTAGACATTGTTCCTTGGTAAAAGAGGATGTAATCCAAAATACTGAAAGAATGGCGTATGGGTATTATGAGTCGCAAAGGGAGCGGAACGCCATTATTCCTTTTCCGCGCAGCCTGCCGGTTTAGACCAGCGTGTCGTGATGTTTGGGTATAGGTATCGGGAGGTGCTTCAGGCTGAAGTACCCGAGGTAAAAGAGAATACAGAGTTTGAGCTAATTGAAGAACCAGTGGCTGAGAAGCCGCGGAGGGCCAACACTGTATCACTCGGTGTGCATATTGAAGGTGCAGCACCAACCAAACCATGCCTAGACGATCGCGACACGAAACTGGCGGGCGCAGCGAAGAGGTTTTGTTCGAAACCTCCTATCCCCCACATAACTCTCGAATCTGGTGAAGTTTATTATGATAATTTCCACCTTGTGGTTGAGTTTAAGAAATTTGTGGAAGCCTGGGTTAGGGAAAATCTGGTCCCATTGGATCAAGATTCGGACGTGTCAGTTCATCTGTGGTTAGAAGAGTCGAACTATCCGTTGTGGCGGCGGAAGCAGCTGCTATTTTGTCACACGGAATACACAGATGGCAAAGCCGATGCGGATGTGAATTCATTTATCAAAGAAGAGTTTTATGTGGATTGTGACGAGTGTAAGCACGCCCGTCCTATCAATTCACGCTCTGATAAGTTTAAGTGTAGGGTTGGTCCTATATTTAAATTGATTGAAAAATCATTGTTTGAGCATCCAGCCTTTATCAAGCATATTCCGGTCCCAGACCGCCCTAGGTATATAATGGAACAATTGTATGCTGTGGGTGGGCGTTATTTGGTGACGGACTACACATCTTTTGAGTCTTTGTTTACGAAAGACCTTATGGATTCGTGTGAACTCGTGTTGTATAAATATATGGTTTCAGCCCTCCCAGATCGTGATCAGTTTATAGCTGATTGCGAGGAGGTGATTGCAGGCAGAAATCATTGTAAATTTAACGGGTTTAACGTGAATTTGGATGCGACCAGAATGAGTGGTGAGATGTGTACGTCGCTTGGTAATGGATTTTCTAACTTAATGTTCATGTCATATTTATGTCATAAGCGTGGCTGGAAGTGTAAGATGATAGTGGAAGGAGATGATGGTGTGACCAGAATTGATGGTCCCCCTCCTACTATCGCTGACTTCGCCACACTGGGTTTGCGAATTAAACTCGAGGAAGTTCCTTCGTTAGAGGAGGCGAGCTTCTGTGGCTTGATATTCGATCCAATTGATTGTATCAATGTCACAAATCCAGTGAATGCTATGCTTAAGTTTGGGTGGGCGAGTAGGCAGTATGTTCGTGCGGGAGATAAAACCCTGCAGAAAATGTTACGCTGTAAAGCTTTGTCCATGTTATATGAATATGGTGGATGTCCAATTTTGGGTGCATTGGCTGATTATAGTCTGCGGATGACGGATCGGCAACCTATTAAACAGGGGTTGCGCAATTTTATTGGTAGGATGAAGACGGATTCGTGGTCGAGAGATAAGCTCGTTGAAGCTTATGA